GGGATGCGCGGCATGATATCAACGACTGCTTTGGATAGCCGTTGTTCTTCCGTTAGTTGTTTACCTATTGCTAACATTGTCATTCTCCTTTCGGGCACCTGCCCGAATTATCGTTTGTCTGCTGCGAACATGTAGTTGTTCTGCATTGCCCATGCGGTGAACTTCTTGTTCTTCATCACCATTGACTGCTTACTGTACTTGGGTGCACGTACACCGTTGGCGAACATACCCTGTGCCTCCACGTCCAAACGTGGCATGTAGTCCATCCACGCGTTGAGCCAGTCAGCTTCGATAGACGCGAGTGTACGGTACACAACCATACAAATACCTGCGGCACTGTCAGGAACCTTGGCCGTACTTGGCGTGTCCTTGATAGACTGTAGACTTGGCAGTTGGTCAGCCAGTTTCACAAATGCCATCAGGTCCATCGCACCACGGTCACCGATAGTACCCATCAGCAGAGCCGTTAGCGTCTGGTCATCGAACGCATGACGTTGGTGTAATATGTCAGACGCAGCGTGTAACGTACGAGGTGTGACGAACGCTTTGCGCTGTTGCTTGGGATGAAAGATGTACGGGTTCTCGTCAGGGTCTTTGACTTCCTCGAATGAGGCCATGAGTTGCGGATTGTCTTTGACCCAACCAAGCAAGCTGTGGTCGATACCGTTGTTGATACCCCATTCGATCCAGTTCATATGGTCAGTCTTACGCACCTGTACCACGGACACACGGTTACGTGCATGTGGTGGTAACATGTCACCCACACCCTCGGACCCTTTGTTGGTCGTCGCGTACACAATACTGTCAGGATGCAGCTTGATGCTACCCACCGTACGTTCTTGCATGACGCGTAGCAGTGCGTTCTTAACAGCAGGGTTGGCCTTGCCTAGCTCGTCAATCATAAGGATGATCGGCTTACCCAGATGCGCACCCAATTCTTCGTTGGGCACAAAGGTCACATAACCTTGCTCGTTCATCACCGCCATGTTGGGCAGGTTCAAGTCACCGATGTCTTTGGTGGTGCAGTCAAAGTAGCAGGGCGTGTGGTCGGGTAGGTCATCTGCTAGTGTGTGTATGGTTGATGATTTGCCGTTACCCATGTCACCTTCCATGAGGATGGTACGTTGGCTACCCACTGCCTTGATCGCGGTTACACACTGGTCGAGTGACAGGGCGTACATTTGTTGTGCATTGTTCATTTGTTCTTCTCCATGTTTTCGGGCATCTGCCCGAATGTTAAATCCAATTTAATGATACGGATAAAATCCATAGTAATATCAGGGCAACGGTAGCTGCCCCAATGATCCAGTCTTGCCAATCACCAAACATTACATGTCCAGACTTGGTAGAGCAGCGATAGCTGCGGTGACTTTGTTACGTGTTTCTTCACGCAATGACGGGCTGTTCTTGATCTGGTCGAGGTTCAAGCTGCGTTCACCCGACACATGAAACGCCTGTTCCAGTTGCCGCTTCATGGCTTCCATCTGGCTATCACCTGTTACGTTACACGTACCCAACATCTCGGTCAGCTCGATAGCTCGGTCAAACACACTGTCATACAGGCGGTTGCCCTTACCTTCCTCGTTCACGTCGAGTTGTCGCGCAAGCGTGGTCAGGTTGTCATGCAGCTTGTGCCATATGTCATTCATCGCGGTCTTGATGGCTTGCGTGTAATGTGTTTCATATTGGGTTTGCAGTGTGACCATAGCCTCGTTGCCAATGTCAATCCGAAAGTCACCACTGTCAGGCAACGGCACGTAGGACACACGAAACCCGAACTTGTCACGCAGACTGTCACGCGTGGGATACTCGTCACGGTGAAACATAGCACCCAGTTTGGCTTGCGCGTCCATGATCTTCCACTCGTACACAGTCAGGAACTCGTCCACCAACCGCTCGAACTCCTGTTGCAGGTCGGTCATCACCTCGTTGTACTTGAAATACTGCATGGTGGTCAGCAGTCGGGAGCCGTTGTCAGACCATGGCATTGTCATACTGTAGTGTATGTTGCGCACGTTACCTGCGAACTTCTGGACGGCGCGTAATTCCTCGCAGTCACCCAGTAGGTTCTTAGACACATTGGCCACGCCCTTGGCGGCATAGTTCATGTCAGTGATATCATCCGATGCCTTGCGGTCTTTCTTACGTGCAGTCCATACGGATGCGTTGAAGTCCACGATCATTGCCGCTGAACTGATTGACGGTGCGGTGGCCGTTGGGGTTTGAAGTAATTGGTTCATTGTCTTTCTCCATTTGAGTTTCGGGCAGTTGCCCGAAAGTTTGTTAAGGTGTTCTTGGTATTGCTCGTACACCTAATATAACACAAGTATCGAGTTGTGTCAAGTAATACAGTTTGATGGTAGATCACACGCTAACGTGTTTTCTGGTTAAGGCTAAGTAACTCGTCCTTTTTGGTGACGCGGGTGTAGCCTTGCTTGGGAAGCGGTACTACGCACCAACTTGCGCGTTGCTTTGTGGCTTGGTAGTCGCCGCACTCTAGGCAGACGTTGTATCCAAGACGTGCACGACGAACGCTGTAGACTTCGCCGCATCCGACACACTCAGGCTTGTAATGTTTACGTGGCATTATGCTACCTCCCCATAAGATGCTAACAGATCGTCCAGAATAGACTGGTCGTTGTTGCGCACGATGCGCAAGTCTTTCATCCAACGGCGTTGGTAGTTGATCCAGTTTTCAGCCTCCACGCGGTTACGCGCTTCAAAGGTTACGAGCGATGAATGGGTGCGTGTCTTGCCACACCATGCGAAGCCTTGTGCAGTTACGGTCTTTGACATTTTAGTTCCTCCATGTGTTTCGGGCAGTTGCCCGAAAGTTGATTTGAATTTTGCTTGGTTGGGCTAGGGTTACTCCTAACTTATAACCAGTATAGCATAAGTATCAGGCTGTGTCAAGTTTTGTGGTTTGGTGGTGTAAGGTTGCGTAAGGTTGTATGTACCATCATGTACCACCACGGTGGTCTGTAAGTGATTGATATTAAACGAATGTAGCAAAGTAGTGTTTGTACCAGAAGGATACATCAAGATTTGTAAAGGGGTTTTTAGGCCAGAAGCCCCCTTCTTACCCCTTCAATAAAAAGAAGATATATATACTTCTAAAAGTGGTACAAACGCTACATTGCTTTAAAATCAATGACTTAGACCCCATTTGCAGTGGTACAAGCGTGGTACAAATGATACATTCCTTTGTTTTCAATGACTTAGACGCGTGGCGCTACTCAAGATACTGGTATCACAAGTTTCGGGCAGTTGCCCGAAATGCCATATGGTGACATCTTATGCGCAGTGTTGGTGGTACAAGGGTAAAACGTGTTAGGCGCAGAGCTACTCAGGATACTGGTATCATATCTTTCGGGCAGATGCCCGAATAAAAAAAGACCCGCCGAAGCGGGCCAGTACAGGCATTATGGTATGAGCCAATGCCAAGGTATCACATGCCGTACCAATACGCAACACGTAATGCGTGGAGCTACTCAGGATACTGGTATCAATCTTTCGGGCATCTGCCCGAAAACATGGGGGAAATTTAGGCACAAAAAAAGGGCCGACCCGAAGGCCGACCCGATAGTCTGTTAGATGATGCTGTCGATATCGACAGTCTGTTTTGTTGGTACGCGGTATTTCTTGCGGAACGCTTTGATTACCGCAACCGCCTCTGGCGCGTCAAACCACTCTGGCAATCCCTCGCCTTGCATGATCTTTTCTGCGGTGTCGATGGCGATGCCAAGTTTCTCGATGGCCTCTTTACGATCCGCCGCGCCAGTCGCGTACGCCTCTGGATTGTTGATCTTATCTTGTGTGATAAGACCGCGGCGTATGGTCTTGAGCAATTCGGTCTTGCGATCCTGCAATTGCTTGCGCTCCGCCTTTTCCTCCGCTGTCGCATCCTTTGGGAGTTTGGCCGACAGTTGAGCGCGCTCCGCCTTGGTGTAACATATCATGGCCGCGATATTGCCGCGCTCCGCGTATGCCTCCGCTGTCGCGGTGCTCTCTCTATTCTTGTGCGATAGGTAATCTGTCGGGCGTATGCCAGAGGCATACATGGCCGCGTATGTCGCCGCCAGTTTACCCTCGGCAGTGTGCGCCGCCTTCATGCCACCCGCCTCAAGAGCAGAGATATTTTCGACGCCCATCTTTGCGCCAGTGTTAGTCAGTTCGTTTACAAGTTTAGAAATTGTCATTTGATTTACTCCAAATAAATCGGCGCTTGACCCAGTGTCTCGCTGTCCCGATGAAACCTTTATGCCATGTCATAACATGTTACGCAATAGGTTTACCCACTAAAACAAACCAAAACACATTAGATATCACTAAAAGATAATTCGGGCATCTGCCCGAAAAACCTAATCTGTCGAGGGTACACCTACCCCACCCCCCGCGCTGTCATGTGGGACTCCGCGCTATCCTGTATAATACTAATACGCTCAAATATAGACCAACTTTTACGTTTGCCCCACACAGGACACCCCCCACCTCTTTTTCAAAACCCTTGTCAAAAAATTTTTTGTACCCTATTATTACGTTATCGGTTACCAACCTGCGACGTACTATGACAATGAATGCTATTCCAGAGCTAGGGGTTCCCCTAGAAGATGAGGTGAAGCACATACCTCTACCAGAGCGTGCCGATGCACTGGGTAAAACCGTTGACGAACTAGAAAAACACGGTGCGGACCTTGAACCCGACGAGGTAGACAAGGAAGTAGCCGCTACATTAGCTACTGCATACGCCCAAGACCCCGACAAAACATCTAAGAAGGTGACGCATAAGCGTGCAGCGGCCCTAACACCTGCTTCTGTGCGCTTAACAAGCAACATCATAGACGAATTTAACCATTCTGTGGTGGAATCATCGAAGCAATTACGCAATCTGGTGACTAATAAGCTCATCATTGAGAGCGAAAACCCCGATCCAAGGGTACGTATGCGTGCATTGGAGCTTCTTGGTAAGATATCAGACGTAGGATTGTTTACTGAGAAGTCCGAAGTCACGATTACCCACCAAACAACCGATGACATCAAGGAAAAACTACGCGGTAAACTTGCAAAACTGGTAAATCCACAACCAGAGGTAGAAGATGCCACGGTTATAGAGGCGCAACTGCTGGATACAGACGAAGAATTTGGGTTTGACGACGATGACTGAGGCTTTGGACTTCGACGAGGCTGATATTGAGGTCATGTTGGCCAATCTGGACACGTTTAGTGACGAAGAGGTGGCAGAAATCGACCGAATGGTGGATGAGCTGCACAATCGGACGGCAAATAAGGCTGCGTATGACGATCTGATAGAGTTTTGCAAGTTGATGATGCCCGATTTCATAGTTGGTAAGCATCACCGTATACTGGCTAACATGTTAATGGGTATTGAGAAGGGCGATAAGGACCGGGTTTGCGTGAATATACCCCCCAGACACGGCAAATCCCAGCTTGTTTCGATCTTCTACCCAGCGTGGTTTTTGGGGCGAAACCCCGGCAAAAAGGTGATGATGGTGTCCCATACCACGGACCTCGCGGTGGATTTTGGCCGTAAAGTGCGTAACCTGATCGCTACAGACCAGTACCGTTCCATATTTCCTACCGTGCAATTAGCACAGGATAGTAAGTCAGCAGGACGGTGGAACACAAACGTAGGAGGTGAATACTATGCGTGTGGTATTGGATCAGCGTTGGCTGGGCGTGGTGCTGATCTTCTGCTTGTTGATGACCCTCACTCTGAGCAGGACGTTATTAACGGAAACTTCGAGGTGTTCGAGAAAGCCTATGAGTGGTTCACCTTCGGTGCCCGTACTCGCCTTATGCCGGGCGGTAGGGTTGCAATAATCCAGACGCGTTGGCACATGGATGACCTGACAGGACGCGTTGTGCGGGACATGGTACAGAACGAACGGTCAGATCAATATGAGGTAGTCGAGTTTCCCGCCATACTAGATGTGGTAAACAAAAAGACGAAGAAGGAAGTACAGAAACCGCTGTGGCCTGAGTTTTTTGACTTGGATGCCTTGTTGCGTACCAAGGCGTCGATGCCTACGTTCCAGTGGAATGCGCAGTATCAGCAACAACCTACCGCGGAAGAGGCCGCTATTGTCAAGCGTGAGTGGTGGCAGACATGGGCACACGACCAACCGCCATCCTGTGAATATATTATAATGTCGCTTGACGCAGCAGCCGAGAAGCACAACCGTGCAGACTATACAGCGCTTACCACATGGGGTGTTTTCTTGAACGAGGAAACCAACGCGTACAATATTATATTGTTAAATAGCATAAAACAGCGTATGGAGTTCCCAGAGCTTAAACAGCTTGCTATGGATGAGTATATGGACTGGGAGCCAGATTCGTTCATAGTTGAGAAGAAAAGCTCTGGCGTAGCCCTGTACCAAGAAATGCGGCGTATGGGTCTACCCATATCGGAGTATACCCCCCACAGGGGGTCAGGGGATAAGACGGCACGCCTCAACTCTGTAGCGGACATAATTGCGTCCGAGCTTGTGTGGGTGCCACAGACACGGTGGGCAGAAGAAGTAGTGGAAGAGATTGCAGGATTCCCGTTTATGAGTAATGATGACCTCGTGGATTCGACGGTTATGGCTCTGATGCGGTTCAGGCAAGGTGGCTTTATCCGACTACCCACTGACGAACCAGAAGAACCCCGATACTGGAAACAGCGCAGCGGCGGATATTATTAAGAGGTAAGCTATGGCTATTGAAAAAGGAATATTCTCTGCCCCGCTAGGGATGGACGAAGAACTTACAGACTTGGAAGAAATGGAAGTCCCTGAACTGGAGATTGAAATCATCGACCCAGAGGCTGTAACGCTGTCTGATGGGGGTATGGAGGTTACCATAATCCCCGGTACGGAAGCAGACTTTACTGAGTTTGGGGCCAACCTAGCCGAGATTATGGAAGATAGTGACCTGTCGTCCTTGTCTGATGACCTCATGGGGCAGGTGCAGTCCGATATAGATAGCCGCAAAGACTGGGCGGATACGTTCGTCAAAGGTCTGGATGTGCTGGGCTTCAAGTATGAGGAACGTACAGACCCATGGGAAGGCGCGTGCGGTGTGTTCTCTACCGTGCTTGCCGAGGCCGCGATACGGTTCCAAGCAGAAACAATGTCTGAAA